TGCTGTGCCTTAGCAACTGCCTTTTGAGCTTTGGCATATTTTTTGCCTTCAGTTTCAAAATCCTCTAAATTATCAAGATGATGCTGCAAATCCAAAATTTTATGTTGTTTGTCTTCATCACTCAACCATGATTTATAAGACGGATCATTTTTTAATTTATCAATTTCATCTTCATACCATATTTTTTTGGCTTTAATCGTAGACTTTTTTACCTCATAATCAGCCAAGGTAACATTATCTTTCCAAATACCTGAATATGTTGGATTTGGTAATTTTTTGAGTTCTTCTTCTGCCTTTTTAAGCTTGGCTTCTGCCTTGATAATATCATCTGATTTTGCCGCAGCATTAGCATTTTTAACCGCTGTTTGACTGACTCCTTTTTTACCATAGTGTTTTTTAAGGTAGTCTTCAATAAGATCATTTTGCGCATCAGTAAGCTCGCCTTTTAGATATTTATCCCACACTTGAGAAGGCTTGCCTATTGGCTGCAACACTTTATAATAAAAATCATTACCAATTTTAGATCCCTGCTGTTTCAACTCATTATAAATGGCCGACATCTTTTTGCCTTTGACCATGGATTTGTCAAAAGCATTTACTGCTGCACTGGGCGCTGACTTTGGTATAGGTAAATTTATGGTAGCGTTTTTTAGATAAGCATCAAGATCAAGATCACTTATATTACCAACGAGATACTTTTTCCAATATTCGTCCATTGTTATGCCCAGATCTTTAGATTTGAACGCAATTTGATCCCATACATATTCTGCGTGCTTGTCATCCATTAAGTTAACGGCATCAGTAACAGAAGAATTTGGCAAACCTTTTTTAATTTTAGTAAGCTCATCGCTTTTAGTCGCTGCTGTTTTAGCCGCGGTCTTAGTCGCATCTTTTATATTGTCAGCTTTTTTATAAATTTTTGCAAGATGCGCCTCAATCTTTTTCACATCATCCGCATCTAATTCGCCAGCAAGATATTTTTTCCAGGCTTGTGCCGGTTTCACACCATTAGCTTTGCCGATATCAGTAATATCTTTCCAGAATTTACCGCCTCCTGCCTTATTTGCATTAAGCTCTTTCCATACGGCACTTGCCGATTTCTTACTAAAAGCATTAACGTCAAGATCTGCTCCTATTGCAGGGTTAGTCACAGGTTTAGGCGCGGGCTTTGGTGCCGCTTTTGTGGCAGGCGTGACGGTTTTTGCTTTACTTCCTGCTTTAAAAATATCATCAAGATCAGGATCATCAACAATGCCATTTTTCCATTTTTTATAATACACCGCGGGAGTTTCACCTTTAGCTTTTGCCGCTTTTGAAACTTTTGCATATTCGCCCGGCTTTAAGTCTGAAATTTTAGCCGGCATATTTGTTTTTATTTTATCTGCATGAACAACAATCTTATTAAAATATTCTGCATTAGGCACGCAGTCATCAACACGATATAAACGTCGAATATTACCGACATTTTTTTCATTAAAATACTCTGCCGCCGTCCATGTATTTTTTTCTCCCGGTCCCCTTTGATTATCGATAATTCGTAAAATACCTTTTTCATCACGGTCGACACAAATACTGTGCGCGCCACTTCCTTTCCAGTTTACCCCCATAATATAGCGCTCGCCATTTGTACCAACATTTTTTTCAAGGTCATCAAGCATACTCGCTTTGCTCGCTATAAAATTTGGATTATCCTGTTTAATAAGAGCTTTTGGTGGTTTACCTGTGGTTTTATTTGTCCAGCCATTCGCTTGATCGTGCCCTAGTTTTTTCTGTAAATCAAAAATATCATCAATTTTTTCGTCCTTAGGAAGTGCTACTACATCATATCCTTGCCGACGACATTCATAAGCAAAAGAAGAAGTCTGACAGTTAGTCGTAGTTGTTTTATCTTTTATATCGTATAAAGGATTAACCTTGTATGTATCCGCGCCTTCTTTATCCATGGGATTTCCAGCTTTGAACTTTAACTTATCCAACTGATCTTGCGCTTCTTTTGCAATTTTGTCTGTAGGCAAAGTTTCAGGTGCAAAATGTATTTGAATTAATTTGTCTAGCTCTGGGTCATCAATTTCACCTGCGAGATACTTTTTCCAATATTTATTTGTATAATCACTTCCTTTATTTTTTTCAACTATATTTGTAATTTCTTCATAAAAATTAAAATTATAATCATCATCGCCCAGTACGTCTGGGATTTTCCAGGTCTTATCTGGTAATTTGGCTTTATAAGCAGAAATATCAAAAGCGTTATCCGTTGGCTTCGGCTTTGCTACTGATTTCTTACCGAGCAAAAACTCATCAAGCTTAGAATCTTTAATTTTACCGTTCGCCCAGTCTTCAAGATGACTAGACCAATTCATATCAAAATTATCAAGTAGATAATCCATTGCCGGTTGTCCGGGTATTAGCTTAGGTTCATTTGCAATAATTTCTGACCATGTTTTACCGGCAAAAGGATTTCCTGACGGTATTTGCAAATCTTTAGGCAAATACTTTTTGATGATATCTTCAAAAACTTTTAAATCTTCCGCATCAAGCTGCCCGGTCAAATACGCATTCCATACTTTTGGCGGTGTGCCTATTCCTGAATCTTTGCCTAGCTGTTTTAGCGCATTAAAGAAATTATTGGCGTCGGCCCCATGCCCAGGTACCGTGCTATTTTTCATCAGGTTATAAACAAAACTATATTTCTTACCGGACCATGCGGCCATAATAGCTGCATCAGGATCGGCTTGCTCTTCTAACCAATGAGCAAAACCTTTTCCCCCTTTTTCCCATTCTTCATAATCTATTTTATTTTTCCACGAATCATCACGCTCAAAATCTTTAATAACAGGCACAAGGGTGCATCTACAATTATATACCTCATACGCCGGTCCAGTGGGATCACCTGGGAATCTGCAACCATTATCAAATTTCTCGCCCATGTTAATAGTCTGGCCATCCATAAGGCGGTGTGTATGGCGAGTGCGGCCATCTAATGTTGCAAGCCATTTCTGTTTTACATCAATTCCCATATTTTTTGCTCGTTTATATGCGTCTGCTCTTCCGGAAGATTGCGCGCCAGTTGTTGCAGTTCTTGCAAAGGTAGTCATTAAGTTTTTATTCTGAGCACATAAACCCGTACGAAATCTTTCTGCAATTTTAGGAATAGACTCGCCTTGTAAAATTCCTTGTGTCAATGCGGAATTGACTTTCTTATAATTCCAGACATAATCTTTTTTCTCATCAATTTTCCATTCAGGTAAAATTTGAGGATTATCGCGGATAAGATTTTCAACGGCAAAATGATTGTATAAAGAAAATGAGGTACTTGCTTTAATATCAGACTCAATTTGATATGTTCCAAAATTATAATTAAGGGCGTACACCTCAGGTGTATGCCCATTTATTATAGCCGTTGCAATCTTATTGTGATTAACAAGATCTTGAGTTAAAGTATCAGCAAGCGCTTTCGTATTATCTTGCATATGTGCTTGCCCTTGCTTCCAAGTATCAAATTCTTTCTTGCTAATTTTTCCATTAGCATACTCAGTCTGTTTTATCGCAAGTTTTTTAGAATATTGCTCAAGCTGCTTTTTAATTTTCTCTTGCATTTCTTCAGCCGCTTGTGCATATATATTATTAATTTTTCTTTCAAGATCAGATAAAAGATCTTCTGTCATATTGTGACCGACGTCTGACATTGCCATGGCCTCCTCTATCGCGTTTTAAAGCACTAGGCTTAGGTTTATTAAGGCTCAATCATTTCTTGTGAATCTGGGCCATTCTGGGGCTCCTGGGGGCTATCCGCATTAAATCTATCGAACGCTTCCGCATCCATTTGTTTTAACATTGTCTCAGCTTGATCTCCATCACCTAAAATATCCAATATTTTATTTGTTACATATTCAGGCGTTAAATATTGAGCTCCTGCCAATACCGAATTAATATCTTCTGCTGCGTTTATAATCATTGATCTAGTAAAAGTGACGTTACTTTCAAGTCCTGCGATATCAAGAATCCCGCCGATAAATTCCTTAATACAAAATTCATAATCATCGCACTTCGCATTTAAGTCTTGATATGCGGCTTTAATCTGGGCCGTAACGACTGCGCCAGAAGCAATTCTCTCATAATCAACAGCCATTGCATCTTTATAAAGGTCTTTGTCCAATCTGTCAAGCAATGCTTCACGACTTGCAAAAGGCACATCTTGTTGATGCGATTCTGCTTTTGCGCCGTCATCATCTACAACTGCAGCATGGAGTGTTTTCATTCTTTCAATGAATCTCGCAAGGTCAAGATCATCCATCCCTCCAGCATTTTGAATTGTCCAATATACAAATGATGCTTCATCAACTGTATTGGCGAATCCGGATTTTATAAGATCATAGCAATCAATTTGCTCACGAAGGCCGATTAACTCTGACTGATGCTCAGAATTTCCCCAAAGAGGGACAATAGGAAAACCTGGATAATTTTCCCCATCATAAATTTCTGCACCGTCTGCTTCTGTCGATCTGATCTTTAATTTATATGGTCTTTTTGCCGTAAGAATTTCTGCATCTTTTCCGATTCTCCAGACGTAATCAGTATACCCATCAATTTCATATAGCGTTGCCCTAAGCGGTTTATTATTAGCGATTTGCCAAAATCTAATGCCTGCTTTTAGTGCGCCATCTTCTTCATCCCACAGCGGAACAAACTCAGTAAGTTTAAATTCTTCGATGTGGTCAAAATTATAAAATCCAAATGCTACGCCTTGAATGAGTGCCGATTTACCGAGTTTTTGCAACTGAGTGTCAAATGTCTTTTTCTTATTTCCTAACTTGTTTTCTATTGCATCAGAATCAAATGATGCTCCATTGCCGAGAAGAAACTGATTTTCTTGAACTATAAAACGATGAAAATGACGGCAAGCCGTCTTAAAATTTGCAGAAAAATTGTCAGGAATCGCTTTTCCTGTAACAGTGTAAAGAATTTTTTGATATTCAGAAATAGTGACATTTTTATGCTTATTATATTCTTCTGCAACAATAGCGATCTTATACTCATCGCTAATTTTATGATTATTAATGGCTTTTAATACAAATTCCATTTTTGAAAAATCATCATCACCGACTTCTAATAAATCTTGATACGTGTATTCAGTCATATTTCACCTCTTAATAAAATAATGATCCGCCCTCTCTTCGTACTTTTGCAAGTTTTTTAGTTTTTACAAAATATCTCATTGCATCCATCAAGTGGTCATTTACCTTTATCGGTTTATCTTCAGGCAAAGGTGATCCGTCTTTGCCGGTATCCCAAACATAGCCTTCTATTTCTTTTTTCCATTCAGTAATTGATGCTAACACTTTAATTTTTTCTTGATACATACAGGAAGCCGTTTCTCTAATTCCATCAAGAACTGCGTTATCTGCAGAAATTACTTTGGCCCAGTCTGTTTTTTTCAGTAAGGCAATAAAACTTGCAGCACTCGGATCTATTATAACGGGTAATTTCATATTTTGTAAACCTGAATAAGCTGTTGCATCAAGATTGGTATTTTTAATGCCGTCGATTAGATCAAAAAGTGTCGTTTCTATATCTTTAAGATACTCCAAATCTGTTTTTTGCACGCCCGTATCTCGTCCCGAATAATAATATCGTCTTGAGGCATACCAAATTCCGTCCATATGTCTTTCCCACAGTAGCATAGCAAAGGCATTCATGGTTCCATAGTCTATAGCAACGCAATACTCATAAACATCGTCCGTAGGCAAAGTGTCAACCAATGCTTTTTGATACATTGGATAGATAAGACCCTCGGCAAGTGCCCATCGCCCCAAAATATATCGATCATAATAAACTGTGCCCGCGTATTCTTTTTTCAAGTTTTTAACGTAATCAGGAGGCAGGTATGGATTATCATCAATAATATAGTGCTGAATATATTTATTAAGATCTTCTTGATCCAGAAATTTTTTTAGCCAGTGATTAGGTCCTTCAGGATTCAAAGATCCGTCAAAGCAGCTATATGGCTTATCAAGACGAGATTTGAGCATTTCAAAAATTTCTTTATTCCATTTTGCTACCTCATCACCATAACAATACTTGATTGAGGATCCTTGAATTTTTGCTACCTGACTAACTTTTTCTGCTCCTAGACAATAGACCCATTCTCCGCAAACATGCGCCAAATTTTTATTGTTGATATGACTCACCAAGGCTTGCGTATAAATTTCTCGCATTGGCTCAAGTACGTTTCTTTCAATTGTATCTCTCGATACTCCCAGGATCACAATAAGCCCGGATTGCTTGGCAACCTGTCTTATTCTATAAGGAATAATAAATGCAGTATCGACATATGACTTACCAGATCTAACTGCACCTACTTTAAAGGTCCATCTTGCTGAAGCATTTACTATATATTCATTTTGCTTATCTGA